ATCAAGGAGCAGGGATATCAGCATTGCGACGTCCTCCCGACCGATTCGAGCATCCCAGGCCAACCCCTCAGGGTTGAATCCCAAGCCTCCGAGCTCAGTGGGTATGGATCGCAATGCCCTCAAGACCTTGAGTTGACGCCCCGGAAAAAGTTCCCGGTTCAGGGAGTGAACTCCCAGAATTCTGGCCAAATCTATGAAAGACCGGTCAGAAGGCTCCCTCCATTTATACTGCGGTATCACAGACCTAGGGGTGATCAAACGTCCGGCAAATTCTGCAAGTTTGTCGGAGTTCAAACACTTAGGTTCGGATACTGGGCAGCGGAGGTGCTCAAGTGCGATACGGTATGCACGGTGCAAGGCTTCACCCTTGATGACAATATCGTCACCAAGCATCAAATAGGCTCCAGGGTTGTTCACCTGGAGAAGCTGAAGGAGCCAGTGATGGCCCAAGGCGAAGTACCCGAAGGACGGCCCCAAACCAAGGGGTTGTCCAGTTTTCCAGGTAATTAGCCTCCTTAGTGGTGGATCCCAAGTTGGATCCGTAACCCACCAAGCAGAACGACTCAGCCTCCTGAACAGATATTCATAATCTGTCCAGGCCGTTTGATGGCACAATGCCGTCTCGCTTACCTCCATCGGGAAGTGGTTGGTGGCATCAGAGAGGTCCACACTGTGGACTTGTTCCCTGTCATCACCCCAAAGCCAACCCTGAATTATAGGGAAGGCCTCTTCCTGACGAAAGGTAAAATCTTGAGGTATATCTCGCAACAAAGACCAAAGGAACTCCTTATAAGGTTCAAGTACCACCTGATGGAGTCTATGCGGGTTAGCTACAGCACGAAGCTTATATCCAGGTTCCTGGATAAAGCTGACCTTTCCAACACCCCCAAACCCTGCTTGATCAAGGATCTTCTCCTCGGGAGGAGTCCACCCTCTCTCTAACAAGGGTTCAAGGGCGGGCCGATAGAGGCGGAAAAAGTCCCGATACAACCGGACGTTTTCCCTATGTTTAAAGAAACCTTCTATCTGCCGCATGAGGTCTGTCTCTGGGACCGTCTTTTCATCCCAGGTAACAGGGGCCCTCTTGCTTGGTGACCAGCTATAATCAATAATGGTGGCTGGTCTCGGTCGGCCTGCACTGCGGTCTGGAAATGGATTCCAGTTAGCCGCAACCAGGTCTAGTGCCCATCGCGAAGCCATAGTGAAATCATGGTCAGCCTTTGTCTCAAC